CTCGAAGTTTGCCGCGGCTTGGCCCAGCCGGCGGGTCAAGTCCGTGAACGCGCCCAAGTCGTCGTTGATCAGCGCCTTGCGGGTAATCCCGAAGATGCGGCCGAAGGAGTCGATCGCGTAGCTCTCGGCCGTGTCGACCATGCTGCCGGATTTGAACTCGCCGTGCTCGTTCACCTTTTCGAGCGTCATGCCCGACGAGTCCAACATGATGCGGGACTTTTTGCGGAAGTCGGCCGCGGTGGTCTCGCGGGCGAGCTGCCGGATGCCGGACGGCGCCAGCGCATACGCTTCGCGCAAGGTGCGGCCCAGGAAGTCGGCCAGCACGTTCGGGAAGTCCGAAGTCGTGTGCAACGCCCTCGTGATGATGGCGTCGGCCGACATGGCGGTGGTGTTGTAGCCGGCGCGGCGCAACAGCTCGCGGGCCAGATCGGGGATGGATAGTCCGACAAACTGGCGCGCCTCGCCGCTCGGCCGGAAGCTTGGCGAGACCCGGACCATCAGCGACTCGGCCATGGCGCGGACCAGGGTGTCGGGATTGTCGAGGGTGGTGTGGGGCGATGTCCTGATCTCGGTGCGCCCACGGGCCACCAGGTCGAAGAGCAGCGCCTGGCGCGCGTCGGCGACGCTGGCACCGCGGTCGATCAGATCGTCGATGGTGGCGGTCGGGGCGCCGGCCTGGCGGCCCAAAGCCCGGATCTGGCGAGCCCGGCCCATCCGGTCCAGATCCATAGGATCTGCCCCGCGGGTCCGGGTGGTGCATGCCGGGTCCGCCGGCACCGGCACGAAGGACGCCTCCCGGATCGACCACTTGGTGGCGGTGCGGGTCCGCTCGCCGCCGGCCGCACTGTCGGCCCACGTGGTGACCTCGTAGCCGACCGACAAATGCCGGATCACGCCGTCGCGCACGTCTTGGACGAGCGGCGCGACCTCGGGGCGGGTCGAGAACCTGATGCGCGCAACAACCTCGGTGCCGTCGAGCCACGCGTCATCCACCACGCCGATCACGGTATCGATGCCGCTTTGGCGGTGGCTGTCGAGCACGGACACGCCCCGGACGCTGGCAAGGTCGAGGCCCGCGGGGTCCAGCACTTCCCGGAAGCTGCCGCGCGCGTCCCGGCGGGCCACCGGGGTGGTCGAGGCGATGACGGCCTCAATGGTGCCGGCCTCGGGATCGAAGGACCGCGGGCGCGCCGCGGCGTCGCGGTGCTGCAGCTCGACATGGGACTCACGAAGCAGTATCTGGCGGTCCAATTCCGCGTAGATGCGGTCTGCGGTCCAGCCGGCCGAGAGTGAAACGTAGTTCACACCATGGCGGCGGCGGATCGTAATCGGCTTATGCGTTTCCATCGGAAGGCTCCGGTTGTGCGAGCGCCGCGGTGGCGGTCGCGGTCAAATCTTGTTGGGACGGGTCGCCCTCAATTTCAGCGTCGACATCGGACACGTCGCGGCCGTTCTCGCCGATGATCTCTGTCCGCGAGCGTATCCGCGCATTCAATTCGAGCACGTCCGCCTTGGCCGCTTTAAGCGGGTCGGTCGCGGGCCAGCCGCGGAAGATGAATTTTGCGGTAAGGTACGCTTGCGGCGCGCGTTCGAAGTCAGGCGCGCGGATGCGGCCGGTCAGGACTTCGAGCAGCACGAAGCGCCGCCAGATGGGCGCGAGCACTTGGCCTACCAGACAATTCGATTGGAAGGCGCGGATGCGGCGCCGGAATGCCTGTTGCCCGACTTGAGCGCTCGAAAAGCTGGTCTCGGCCAGATCGCCGCTCGCCAGCATGTAGGGAACCGATGCGCCGGCGCATGCGCTGCGCGCCATGTGCTTCAACGTGCCGTCGATGCCCTGCATGTCGCTGGGCTGGGTGAAGGTCACGTCCGCACCGCCCGGCAGAACTCGCAGGCTGCCCGGCTCAATCGATAACGTGGCCGGGTCGACCTTGCCGTCGCCCGCGAGGCCGGACGCGTTGTCGAGATCGCGGATGAAACCGGCGAACAGGCAAGAGATTTGCGCTTTCTTGAGCGCGGCGTCTTCGAGCGCGTCAAGGTCGAGCAGCCGGGTCGCCACCGGTGCCAGCGGGGACAAGCCGCGAAGCTGGCCCGGGAAGCGCGGCTCGAACAGGTGCGCGATGTCCATGGGCGGCACGGACACGGGCGGCCCCACGCTGGCCCACGGGACATCTGGCGCAGTCGGCAGGACCCAATAGGCGGTCCGCCGGCCGGCGGCGTCGACCTCGATGCCCTGCACAATGCGGGGCGAGGCGGCGCCCGACATGTTGCCGACAATCGTCCGGGCCGGGTCGATCTGATCGGATGCCAGATAGCGCAGCTTCAACGAGTCATCGTCGACCGCGAAATGGGTGAAGGCTTCGCCATCAATCATGAAGCCGCGCGCCAGCCGCGAGCAGTAGCCGCCCAGGTCGTTAATCCCCTCGATGTCGCACGTGGTGGCGAAGTCGTTGAAGCGCGCTTCGAGATCAGCGGCCTCGTCCGCGTCGACAAGGTTGCTGCGCACGGTCGGGCCATCGGCGACGGCCTCGGTCACGAACGTCGACACGATGGAAGCGGCGAGCGGACTATTTTCGACCAAATAGGCGACCCTGCGGCGCGCGACCCGGGCCGCGGTCTGCACTTCATTGACGGGCGACCAAAGCATTGCGCTATCGGGCCAGCGCCCGGACCCGCCGGCCACGTCGATCGAGCGGCGCCATGCGGTGCGCCCCGCGCGTGCGGCTGCCCGTGTAGCTTTGGCGAGGCGTGCGAGCATCAGTTCATCGGCCCCCGGGCCGCGACGGTCTTGCGGCCGTTCCTGGTCATCTGGGTCAGAAACGTGCACGAAAGGAACGCGTGCGGCAGCCCGGCCGCGTCGCTGATCTCGGCCATGCTCATGAAGCAATCGCCATCGATCAGCCGGACCCAATATTCCCGCAGCTTTCGGCGCACGGTGGCGCGCCGCTTCGGCTCAACGTGTTCCGCCAGTGCGGGCGAGTCGATCAAATTTTCGACCGCGTTCGCCACGTCCATGCGCATGGTGGCGGTCGGCACGTCGAAGATGGCGGCCACATCGGGTATCGCCATGGTGGTGATGTTGACGGCGGTGTCGGTCATTGGAGTCGCGTCCCTTCCGGCATCGGGATCATGGCTTCGAGCGCGCTGCGGGCGAGCATGCCGGCGCGCTTGGCCCGCTGCTCATCGCCAGCTTTCAGCGCCTCGACAACCTCGACCGCCTGTTCGCGCGCCTCAGTACACGGGGCGAGCAGCGCCGCGGTGCGCGGATCGTCGGGCGGCGGCAGAAACGAGCTGCCGATTAGATTGATGCCGTGCTTCGCCCCGGTCTCGCGCATGAAGCGGATCAGCCGGGTGACGTTCACGCACACAATCCGCTCGGCATCGGCGCCGGCCGCCTGCGGTGTCGAGGCAAGCTTCAAGGCGATGTAGTCCTGCGACACGTTGCCGGCGGCGCCGCAAACCATGTGGGCGGTCTTGCCGCGCTTGTCACGGAAGTCGACGATGCAAAAATTGACCGGCTGGCTGGCGTCGGCTTCCGAGATCGCGACGCACTGGCCCCACACATCCCAATAGACGCGCACGACTTGCGCCGCGAATTTGCGGGTGTGCGACTTCGCGATGGCGTCGGCGAGCATCAACGCCACGCCGTCCAGCTCGATGTACCGCAGCGACGTGTAGGCGTCGGACTGCCCGAAGGCCAGGGCGAGCTGCTTGCGGATGCGCAGCGCCTTGAACCGGTTGATTTCGATCGCGGTCGCGGTCAGCACTTCGTCGAGGGTCATGGGGCGCATTGGGCGACTCCGTGGGAAGCAGGCGGATCATGTCGGTTCTTCAGAAACTAAAAAACGTCTGGCGGGATAAAGAAGGCGCAAAGCTGGGTGCGGCGGCACCCTCTATAGCAGGTCTCAGGTGCGGGCGCACCCCTGGCATTATGCCCGCATCGCCAAGTCAAAAAAGAACCGGGCAGACTTGGCGAACGGACCCGCAACCCCCCACTAAAGCGCTGCTTTATGCGGACCGGGCGCGCGTCGCGACATCGCGCGGAAAATCAGCCGGACAAATCGACAACCCGGTTCGCCGTTCGTGATGCGTCCCTTTAGTCGGCAGGGTGTTCACGGTGAACACCCGGTTTTAGCGTCGGCTCATCCATGCCGATCGCA